AATACGTGTCAAATTCCACTGTTTTCAGCCTGTTCGTCACACGCTTTATTGTGCGCGAGGATGCGGTCGATCGCGTGCGCGACGCCGTCCTCGGCGTTCGTGTCGGTCTCCCAGCGGCACAGCGCCTTGACCTCGCCCGATGCATTGCCCATGGCGATGGGGAGCGCGACCGCGCGCAGCATTTCGAAATCGTTTTCGCTGTCTCCGATGGCGGCAGCGTGGTCGAGGTCGGTGCCGAGGTCGCGGCACAGCATGCCGAGCGCCGTTCCCTTGTCGGCGGCCGGGGTGATGACCTCCAGATTGTCCGCCGCCGAGCTCATCACGCGGATGCCCGGGATCTGCTCCAGAATGGCGCGCGTGCGGCTGAGCGTGACCGCGTCGCGGCTGCGCACGAAAATCTTATCGATCGAAAGATGATGGTCCGCGATGTACTCCGTAACCGAGGGAACCACCTTTTTCGAGGTCAGATAACCCTCGTTGGTCTTGTAGCTGCCGAAGCCGAGGTCGTCGTAGGGCGTGATGAGCAGCGTTTCGCCGACGTAGATCATGGCGATCATGCCGATGCGCTCGACCGCCGCCGCCGCGCGGACCGCCGCTTCCCACGGCATGGACATGCGCATCGTGCAGCCCTCGCCCGAAATGCTCGAAAGCGTCGCGCCGCCTGATGTAACCATCAGATCATCTGCGTCCAGATCGATCGCAAAATCACGCGCCTCGCCGCAGATGCGGCCGGTCGAAACAACAACATGTACCCCTGCCTCTCTCGCGCGGCGCACGGCGTCAGTCGTGGTCTCCGCGACCTTGTTCTGCGGCGTAAGCGCCGTGCCGTCAAGATCGAGCGCGATCAGTTTGATTTTATTCATATGCCTTTCCCCTTTTTCTGTATGCGGCGCGTTCTGCCTGCCGGACAGACGACCGCCTCAGCCGAGCCTGTGTGTGCGGCTCGACGATATTTTTCCATACTATATCAGAATACCGCAGCAGTCAATAAATTGCAAGAGCTGCGCCGCAAGAAACCGGCGTCTCTGTAAAAAATGGTCAATCTTTTGACCTTGACACGAAAATCGAACATTTGTTCTTGACAAATCCGCGCTCCGCTCCTATTCTATGACTCACAGGAGGACGCCGGAACGGCAGACCGGCTTCTCCCGAATTCATTTTCTTCCGGAGGTGGTTGATATTGTGCAGAAAAAAAGCGATCCGGACGAACTGATCCGGATGCTGTACGAGATTGCGGACGACTCGGAGGCTCCGGCGAACAGCCGTCTGAGCGCGATCAAGGAAATCCTCGACCGGACGGTCGGAAAGGGCGTGATGCTCGGCGAGGAGCAGGACAAGGCGCCGATCGAGATCGTATTCCGCGTGGTAGACGAGGCTGCGAATTCCACGTGACGCCCAGACAGGCCGCATTCATGCGGTCGGAGGCGTTTGAAACGCTGTTCGGCGGCGCGGCAGGCGGCGGCAAGAGCCATGGTCAGCTGCTCGATGCGCTGCGTTTCGCGGTCGTTTATCCCGGCTCGCGGCAGCTCATGCTGCGCCGCACCATGCCCGAGCTCGAGCGTTCGCTCGTTCCGGCGGCCTTGCGGCTCTATCCGCAGAGCGTCGCGAGCTACAAGGTCAGCGAGCATCGCTGGGATTTCATCAACGGCTCGACGCTTGAGTTCGGCTACTGCGACGCGGAGAGCGACGTGACCAAATACCAGAGCGCGGAGTACGATGTGATCCGGTTCGATGAGCTGACGCATTTCACCGAAAGCCAGTTCACCTATCTCATCTCCCGCATCCGCGGTGCAAATCCGTATCCCAAGCAGGTCAAATCGACCACAAATCCCGGCGGCATCGGCCATCAGTGGGTCAAGAGCCGCTACATCGATCCGATGCCGCCCGACGAGGTGCATGCGTTCGACGGCGAAACACGACTTTTTCTCCCGGCGCGGCTCAAGGACAATCCGTTTCTGCGCAGGGCTGATGCCGGGTACGAAAAGCGGCTGCGGCTGCTCTCCGTGCACGACAGGCGTGCGCTGCTCGACGGCGTGTGGGAGCTGGATGAGGGACGGTATTTCTCCGAGTTCTCCCCTGCCCTGCATATCGTGCCGCCGCACGAGATCCCGCGCGAGTGGCAGCGCTTTCTGACGATCGACTACGGTCTGGATATGCTTGCGGCGCTGTGGATCGCGCAGAGTCCGGACGGACGCAGCGTGGTATACAGAGAGTTATATGAACCGGGTTTGATTATCTCCGAAGCCGCCGCGCGCATCCTCTCCTGCGAGGCGTCCGGAGAACAGATCGATGTTCGGCTCGCGCCGCCCGACCTGTGGAACCGGCGGCAGGAAACCGGCAGGAGCGCGGTCGAGCTGTTCGCAGACTGCGGCCTCAGCTTCGAGAAGTCGAGCAACGAGCGCGTAGCCGGCTGGCTTGCGCTGCACGAGCTGCTCGCGCCGCGGCGCGACATGGACGGCGAAACCCGGCCCCGGCTCACGATCTTCAACACCTGCCGCAATCTCATCCGCACGCTGCCGGCTTTGCAGCACGACAGGCGCAATCCGTCCGACACGGCGAACACGCCGCACGAGCTGACGCACGCACCCGATGCACTGCGCGGCTACGCGGCGACCGTTTTCGAACCGTCTGCCCCGAGCGTCCCGACAGCGTATGACTGCGAGGTAGGAGAGTTTCTGCGCTTTTGACAAGGAGGTTTTTCATGGAAGTTTTATGCTATGCGCTCGCGTCAGCCCTTCTCGTGCTGACCGGCGCGGTGGTGTCGGGCGGTCTTTCGCTGCCGCGGCGCCTGCCGCGCGAAAACACGGCGGAAGCCGCGCCCGAGGACGCGCTCAGCCGCGATATTGCGGCGCTGATGGCCTACGGCCGGGAGGAGGAGGAAGAAAATGCAGTTTGACCGTTCCCCTGCGGAGGTCTGGCGCAGATATGAGCGCGACCGCGATTACAAGCGCTCTATCGGTCTGTACGACCGCGTGCGCCGCAACGAGGCCTTCTACCTCGGCAGACAGTGGGAGGGACTGCGCGTGCAGTCGCTCGATCCGCTGATCTTCAATGTGCTGCGCCGCTGCGTCAACCTGTTCGTGGCGATGCTCGTGTCGGATGATGTGGCCGTGCGCGTCACGCCGTTCGAGATGAACGGCGAGGGCCGCCGCACCGCCCATGTGCTCGAGCGCGCCTTCGCCTCCGCCATCGAGCGCTCGGGCGTCAAGGCGCTCGGCCGTCCGCTGCTCAAGAACGCCTGCGTAGACGGAGACGCCTGCTTCTACGTTCATTTTGACCCGGCGCTCGAGACCGGGCAGGCCGTCAAGGGCGATATTGCCGTCGATCTCATCGACTCGACCAACATCTGCTTCGGCAATCCGGCCTGCGACGAGGTGCAGCGCCAGCCGTACATCATCATCGCCATGCGGCGCGATGTGGATGAGGTGCGGCGCGAGGCGAGAGAAAACGGCATCTCCGAGGATGAGATCAGCGCCATCCGCGCCGATGACGCAGGCGAATACCATCGCTTGCGCGTGAACGGCGGCGAGGAGCGCGTGACCGTGCTGCTGCATATGCGCCGGGTCGAGGGCGGCATCGCCTTCTGCAAGACCGTGCGGAACGCGACCGTGATGCGCGAAAAGGTGCTCCCCTATCGTCTGTATCCGGTGACGCATCTGTGCTGGAGCCGCGTGCGCGGCTCGTGCCACGGCGAAAGTCCGCTGACCGAGGCCATTCCGAACCAGATTGCCATCAACAAGCTGTATTCCATGTACGTGCAGTGCATCAAGCAGGTGGCTTTCCCGAAGATCGTCTACGATATGACCCGTTTCCCGAACGGCTGGTCGAACGACGTCGGCAAGGCCATCGCCATGCGCGGCAACCCGAACGAGGCCATCGCGGCGGCATTCCGCGCGCCCGACATCTCCGCGCAGGTATTGCAGCTGCTCCGGCAGATGATGACCGACACGATGGAGCTGATGGGCGCGAGCGAGGCCTCGCTCGGCACGGTGCGCCCGGACAACACCTCCGCGATCATCGCGGTGCAGAGTGCGACCGCCGCGCCGCTCGAGCTGACAAAAATGGAGTTCTACCGCTTCACCGAGGACTGGGCGCGCATTTTTCTCGACATGATGGGCGTGCACTACGGCGTGCGCACGCTCGTGCTGCCCGACGAGGACGGCGGCGAGCCGGACAGGCAGAGCTTTGACTTCTCGACCCTCGCCGGACAGGATATGCGCCTTCAGGTGGATGTCGGCGCGGCAAGCTACTGGTCCGAGATCATGCAGACCACGACCAGCGACCATCTGCTCGAAAGCGGCGTCATCTCCGACCCGCTCGTTTATCTCGAGAACGTGCCCGATTATCAGGTACGCGGCAAACACGACCTGCTGCACGCGCTCCGCATGCAGCGACAGACACAGAAGGAGGAAGCGAAAAATGCACAACCCGATGAACCGTAATCCCGAGGAAAACCGCCCGCTCGACCCGTTTGCGGCGGCGGAAGCGCCCGAAATGG